TTTCTATAGTTTTTACGCTTTTCCAGCCATTAAAAACACTCACACCAAGAAGAAAAACGTACACAATACAATACGAAGAAATATACAGCATCCATTTTGACAGGTTCGTCATCATTATCTATAAATATAGCCTCCTTGCATTATAAAGAATCTTCAGTTTTAGAAACGCCTATTCTCTCTGCCAAAAGTGATTTGAAGTAGGCATCTGACATCAGATTGACAATATGGTATAGCTGTGATTTTTCTCTGTAGATCAACTTTCCATTTTCGTCAAACTCAATATCCAGTCCAAGATCTTTCACAATTCCTTCCACTTTATCATAATTATCAAAGAATAGTGGCAGTCTTCCTTTACTCATGATATTAGTGAATCTCTTCATGATTCTAACATCTCTACTGCAATCATCCGCAAATTGTTCAATATTCACAAGTACACCTTGTGTCAAAATTGCTCCCATTGCTTCATCTGTTTTAGCTTTATACGCATCTCTATAGTTAAAAATTCTTTCCAAGGAGATATGGTTTAAAATCACTAATGAGTCTTCGCATAATACCATATCCACATCTTCATCAAGCCCAAGGAAGTCACTTTCCATTTCAACCAGTTCATCGTTAATAAAGTGTGTAAGTAATCCACTTCGAAGCTTTTTCATCTTAGAAAACTGGCGCAGAAGATATACGCATTTTCCTTCATATACAACTCTCAAACAGTAGAAACTCACTTTATCAATTTGAAGATTTTCTATTTCTTTACAGACTTTTCCATCATCAAGAGTTTTTACAAAAGTTCCTACATCTGTAACACTTTCCTTGTTGAGAATTTCAATTTCCTCATCTGCTACTCCAATAGGATTAAAATCCACCAAGCGATTTATTTTAAACTGGTTCTTCAACTTTGGAAGCACCATTTTCAAAATTTTCTTTTGAAGTTCAGCACTTATCATTGGCTGAAAAGATCGAAATCTCACGTCACTCATTAATTTTTGAACGAAGTAAAGACTCAATATATTTTCCGGTTCATTTGCAATAATCTTTTCGAAATAGTCTATATATTCTACGTTTGTCATATTTATCATCACCCGTTTCTCATAGATTTTTTATTTTACTAATGATAGTTGCTGTCACTTTTTCTTCACCATGCAGCGTTTCTTAAAGAACGAAATGCCATAGCAAAGAATCTGATCATAGTCGTCCTCATACTCCTTTGCGTACATCCTATCATCAATTTGCTGCAAAGCCGTATCGCACTCACTCTCCAGATTTTCCAATACCTTCGTGTACTTTGCTTCAAAGATTGCAACGCGAGCATTGATGGAATCGTAAACAACCACATCGCTTCGGCCTTCTCCATGCTCCTTGTTGGAGTCTACCATATATCCAGCACCTGTAAAAATGCCCGCAAGGAAAGCGTGATAGAAGTCTTCCCGATAGTCATGGTAGCTGATGGTACGCCGGAGCAATACATTCATCTCTTTCGTAATGCCATCGCTGTCACCGTTCCAGACCGCATCAAACAGCGCGTTTCGATTCCACTTCTTCGTACTGTCATCGAACCATTTGATGACTGTCGTTTCAAAAATCTCTTTGATTTCTGCATTCGGAATCATAAGGGCAACCATGCCATCCGGCAACTCACCCTTATAATCTTCTTCACGCGCCTTGGTTAAGTACCCTGTCAGGTACAGCGTACTCCAAAGATTGTCTTCTGAGGAATGCAGATAATCATAGGTCAGGTTTTCATCTACACGCTGAACGATGCAGCCACCAGCCATCAGCGTTTCAAGTTTATTTGTGATGGTACTGCCTGCATAGTCAATAAAGGAACGAATGATGGCATTATCGCTGGTGTTCTTCCAGTAGCTGATAGGCTTAGCTTTCGGATTGCGCTGCAGTTCCAGCATGTAATTCATTACGTCCCACGGGCAGTAAACATCAAAGGCTCCGAAATGGTATCCATCATACCATTTTTTGATGTTCTCAGCCTGCGTTGTCAAGTCAGCATCCTTTAGCAGCAGGTCGACCTCACTCTGTACAAATCCGAAATACTCGTTCAGCCGAGAATTTGTGATAGTATCCGATACAAAATTGTTGGTTCCTGTAAAGATACTCTCTTTCGCAATCTTCAAGCAACCTGTAACAACTGCAAAACGAAGGGCTTGATTGTCTTTCAGTGCTTGCATCAGGCCTTTCATGACATCGAGCATTTCATCATAATAACCGTTGTTGTTTGCTTTTGCTACGGGTACATCATACTCGTCTATAAGAAGAATTACAGGCTTTTCATAATAACTTTGCATCATCGTTGTCAAAAGCATAAGGCTGCTCTTAACTTCTTTTATGGAGCCACTGCCATGTGCAAGATGCTCAAACGCTGTTTTTTGGAACTCTGTAGCATTTTCACTATCAAGCAAATAAAGATGTTTATTGTACAAATCTGCTATCACCATTGTAAGCATATCGTATGCCCCGGTGAAATTCAGTCCATCTACTTGTCGAAATGAAACAAAAATTGTCGGATACTGGTTCATCCACTCAACGCACAATGCTTGGTTTTCTGTAATTTCCAGTCCCTCAAACAGTTTTCTGCTGTCTTTGCGGATGTCAAAGAAGTTTTCCAGCATACTCATGCCCAATGTCTTACCGAAGCGTCGGGGACGAGTGATAAGCGTTACTTTCGTTCCTGTTCTACTGAGCAGTTCTCCAATCAGTCCCGATTTATCAATATAGTAATACCCATTTTTTCGAATTTCTTCAAAGTCCGAAACTCCAACGGGAATATTCATTTCTTTCATCTCTGCTGCTCCTTTCGCGTAGCCATGCACAGACTTTTCCTTGCTCTTATGATACCATGAATCTCGTGTTCTTACAAGAAAAACTCTGCTTACAGCAGTGATTTCGACTACAACTCATTCTGCATAGCCTGCTAGCACATCTTCAAATGTAAAACGAATTTTCACACGCTCATCGTTGAAAACCTCAATGCGGTCAATAAAGGTTTCCACCACATTCTGTGATAAGCGCATCACATCGCCTGCTTCTTCTGCTGCACTTACGACAGTCTGCAAATTATCAGCATCTTTCCTTACTGGCAGGAAAATTTGATTTTTCTCGGCACGAAGTCGTTGAATCTGCTCCATTCGTTCATCTTCTTGCGCTCTGTAGGCGTCTCTCTGCCGGACGAATTCTTCCTTGCTTATATTTCCGTCGGCGTATTGCTCATACAGTGCAATGCGCTGTTTTACGATCTCTGCCTTTTCTGCACTCAGCTTTTCTTCCTGCCGTTCCAGTGCGGAAAAGCAAATCAACGCTTTGCGTTCCCGTTCGTGCAGGATTTCCAGTACATGCTCCGCCTGCTTTATCTGCACTGTCAGTGCGTTTCGGACAATCTCTTCCAGCAATTCCTCAGAGATCGGGATTCGCTTGCAGGGACTGTCCACCGCTGTGGCTGAGAATCTGCAGTTAAACGAGGGGCCAAGCTTCTTGAGAACACGATATTTCATCAGTTTCTGGCAGTAGCCGCAGTAGACCTTGCCTTTCAAGGGATACTGGCGTTTTGTGTAGTTCCCGGCCTGGTGCTTCCCATGCTGCAGCATGATGACCATTTGTGCCTGTTCAAATTCCTCCGGGGTCACAATGGCGGCATGGCTATCCTCAATTCGTACCTGCTGTTCCAAAGGAGCGCGCAGAACCCGATGCTTACAGGGAACCGGCATAATGAATTTCGCGCCCACATAGGTTCCCTTATACTTCTCATTTTTCAGAACATGGTAAACCGTTCCACTTGTCCAATGGCTGCGCTGCAGATCCCATGCTTTCTGCTCACTGTACACATGGTTTTCCGCCACATGATATGCTGCCGGGGTCGGGATCTGCTTTTCATTCAGGATTTTGGCGATGGTGCCTGTTCTGTTGCCCTGCAATGCCAGTTCAAAGATCAACCGTACATACTGGCTGGCTACCGGGTCGAGGATCAGCTTATGGCAATCGTTCGGGTCCGGCAGAAATCCAAACGGGCGGTATCCTCCGAGATACATTCCTTTTTTCTGCATCACATGGTCTGCTGCTGCGATTTTAGCGGAGAGGTCCCGGCTGTAGGATGCGTTGATGATGTTCTTGATGGCTACTTCCAGTCCGCGCACATCGTTCCCAGCCTGCATTCCACTGTCATACTCATCGTTGACAGAGATAAAGCGAACGCCCAGCAGCGGGAAGATGCGCTCCATATAATCGCCTGCCTCAATGTAATCACGGGCAAACCGTGAAAAGTCCTTTACGATGATTGTTTTTATCTTGCCATCCTGTGCGTCCTGAATCAGCTGCTGGAACGCCGGGCGGCTTGTGGATGTGCCGGAATAGCCATCATCCACATACTCCTGTCGCGGCTCTGCAGCCAGTTCCGGGCGAGCCATGATGTACCCCTCTACCAGTCCGCGCTGACCCTGAATGCTGTTGCTCTCAGCCTTATCTGTTCCCACATCCTCGTCCGCAAAGGAAAGTCGATAATAGGTTCCGATCATCTGCTGCTCACCGCCCTTCAAACGGATAAATCAATTCTGTCTTTACAATTTCCGCTGCACGATTTTCCAGATTACTCATGCGGCGTACCCATTCCATCTGATTTTCTTCTTTCAGTTTTTCCGAAATGCCCTCCCGTTGGCTCATCTGCTCAATCAAAACCTCATATCGTTCTGCTGCATGCTCTTCCACGTCTGCCAAAACAGCATCCAGTTTTCCACTCAGCAGCAGGCTCTGATAATAGGCTGGTTTTCGTAGTTTCAGGTACGCCTTGTGCAGCATTCCCCATCGGCCAATCGGACGAGTCCGTGGCAGTTTCAAGGCTGGCAGGTAACAATTTCCAACTAAGGAATATTCCATCCCTGTCCGGGCATCGTAGATTTTCTCTTTCATTGCTTTGTTCTCCTTTTTCGTTAGAACGAAAATTCCGTGCAAGTGATTTTCTCGCGGTCCACTTCAATTTTCTTTACATACTGCTGTAGATTGTCTGCCGTCAAAAGCACCTCTGTGTTGTCTGCGATTTGCTTTTTCTGCCGCAGTTCTTCTTGAACAACTACCAGTTCTTTCTCGTTTTCAGCTTTTGTCTGTCTGAATGCCTCAATTTCATTCTCTGCATCCTGCTTCAATTCCAAGAACTTTTCTTTTGAAATTTTTCCAAGGACATACTGCTCGTAGCCGCTGCGCTTCTGTGATTCCAGTCGAACGATATTGCCTGACGCCTGTTCAATTTCACGTTTTGTAGCTATTTCTTTTGATTGGAGTTTGCTTTTTCCAGAGCTTTTCCGTACCAGCTTCTGCAAATCACGGTGTTCTTCCATCCGCTGGTGCAACTCCTTGTTAATGCCATTCCAGAGGTCTTTCTCTGAAATTGAAACATGGCAAGATGCACAGTAAAAATACAGCGAACCATCGCTTTGCCAATGACAAAACAGCTTTTCTCCGCACTCTTTGCAAAATATCCGGCCTTTGAAAATGTTCGGATTACTTTCTCTGCGCTGTCTGCACCACTTTTTCCGTTCCTCCCTGACCGCTTGCTCGGCTTCCCGCAATGCAGAAACTTCATCAAACAATTCCCAACTGATGATTGCCGGATGGCTGTCCGGCACCATCCGCCAGCTTTCCCGTGGATTCCGCCCGATTTTCCGATACGTTTCATCATAAGCGATGCGGTTATAGACCATTGTTCCTGTGTAGATTGGATTTTCCAGCACCTTTGTCACGAAAACGGTCTGCCATGCTGGGTCCTTTACCCGCAAGGTGTTTTTCAGGTATCCCAGCTGACAGCGGCGTGTAAAAGGTGTCGGGATTCCCTGCGCAGACAGCTTTTTTGCAATCTCGCGCTCTTTCATACCGGATTTCTTCCAGAGAAAAATCCGAACTACCACATCGCTGACTTCCTCGTCCAGAATCAAATGATTCTGCTGATTTCTCTTGTAACCGAACGGAACAGGCGTATAGATTTCTCCTCGTGCTTCCTTGGAACGAAAGCACGACTGAATCTTCTTGGACAGGTCTTTCGAGTACATTTCATTGATCATGCTCTTGATCGGCACCAGCATCCCGTCCCGACTCTGGCTGTTCAGGCTATCATAATTATCATTGATGGCGATAACTCTTACGCCAAACAGTGGAAACACCTGTTCCAGATACTGACCTGTTTCCACGAAATTACGGCCCAGTCGGGAGAAGTCCTTTACCACAATGCAGTTGACTTTCCGCTCCTGCAGTGCTTTCAGCAGCCGTTCAAATTCCGGGCGGTCAAAGTTCATCCCTGTACACCGCTTGTCCGCAAATACATCCAGCAGCATCAAATCATCCCGGTGATTGATGTACTCCTTGATATAGGAAATCTGCACTTCCAGTGATTCCGTATTCCGAAGCACATCATCGAAATCAGACAATCGTGCGTAAATTGCGGTTTTCCAGATACGGTGCTGTGCGTTCTCGGCCTCCCGCTGCGCCGCACTTACTTTCTTGCTTACTCTTGCCATAAATCACGACCTTCTTTCAAGCTGACACTTCATGCTGCTTTTGGTGCAATTCCTCCAGCAGGTCTGCAATTTCATCCTGGAATCGGAACGTAATTTCCACCCGATTGCCCTCATAGACTTCGATTTTCTCAATCAATTCGACAATCATCGGGCGGGTGATTTCTTCCAATTTTCGATACTTACGGTACACGTCCAGAAATGGATACGCATTCGGGGCAGTCTGTAAATTTTGCTGTTCCGCCTCCAGTTCCTCAATTTTGCGGTCATACTCTTCGATTCGCTTGCTGTACAGTTCGTTGTAGTTCAGGAAATCCTCCCGTGTGAGGATTTCGTCTGCATAATCCCCATACAGTTTTTCCTTAATGCCCTGTGTATGGGTCTTTTCTGCAGTCAGCTGCCGAATCTGCCGTTCAATGCGCCGCACACGGTAGGGTTCCTGCTGGGCCTGCCGGATGCTTTCCACAAATTCTGCTTCCTCCATCACAATCTGGATCTGCATCTGGAGCGCATTCCGCACAATGTTATAGAGCTTTTCATCCCGTAGGTTATGGCTCGTGCAGCTGCCTTTGTTCTGTTTGCTGCCGGAGCACTGATAATAGATGTACCGCTTTCTTTTATAGCTGGCCGACCTGCGTACCAGCCGACTGCCGCAGTCCCCACAGTAGAGAAAGCCTGCAAACAGGGCCACCGTTTCGGCATCGTTTGGCCTGCGGGTTTCGGTTTCCAGAATCCGCTGCACCAGTTCAAACTGCTCTGCCGGAATGATTGCTTCATGAGTGTTGTCCACGATTACCCAGTCCCGCATCGGCACATTCATTTTCTTTTTGGAGCGATAATCCAGTCGCCGGGTCTTTCCCTGCACCAGCTTCCCGATATAGACCTCGTTGTGCAGAATGCGGTCCACTGCCTTGGCAGACCACGGCGGCTCATCGCTCTTGCGGAAATGCAGGCTCAGCTTTGCACCGCTCTGCAGCTTTCGCGCAGCCGGGGACGGCACCTTTTTCGCATTCAATCGGTCTGCGATGCTCTGATTATTCATGCCACTGATCTTCCAGCGGAAAATATCTTGCACTGTTTCCGCTGCCAGTTCGTCCACGATCAGCTTGGTATGATTGCTGGGGTCCTTCTGGTACCCATAGGTTGCAAAACTTCCCACAAAATCGCCGCGCTTCCGCTTTACCGCAAGCTGACTCTTGATTTTGACGGAAATATCCCGACAGTAGGCATCATTGAGCAAATTTCGCATCGGGACCATGATGGAATCGCTGGTCTTCCACGCAGATTGGCTGTCATAATTATCCGTCACTGCAATCAGCCGGACCCGCATGACCGGGAAAATACGTTCCAGATAACGCCCCACTTCAATGTAATTTCGTCCAAAGCGGGACAGGTCTTTCACCAGAACACAGTTGATGATTCCTTGTTCCAGTTCCCGAAACAGCCTTTGGAACGCAGGTCGTTCAAAGTTTGAGCCGGAGTAGCCATCGTCCACAAACTCATCCACGATGCACAGTTCCGGGTGGTCTGCAGTATAGGCTTCCAGCAAGGTACGCTGGTTTGCAATACTGTCGCTCTCTGTCTTATCGCCATCCTCACGAGATAAGCGTAAGTACAAGGCTGTACGGTATCGGGTTGTATTTTGCTGTGTTCTCTTCTGCAAATTTATATCCGGGTATAACAAAAGCCTTCCACCTCCTTAACGAATCGGCAATACTGTTCGTCAGAGAAGCGAAAGGCTCCACATTTTCTATGTAGAACAAGCCTACCGAGCAAATTCTGCTCAGTTTGCACATTCCTATCTTCTTACCCGTAAACAGCTTACCAGAATCATCATCTTTTGTCTATCGCTTTATCGCATTAAAGTGTGAAATTTTTCTGCGTTTTTTTCAGCAGTTTGCCGAAAGCTTCTCTGCCTTTTCAGCTGGCAGACTGAAAGCACCTGCCAATGCGCTCAGACAGTGTGCTGCACCCTCTTGGTGCAAAATTCAGCTTTACAATAATTCCATTGTCCAGATAGCAGTAAGGATTTCGGACCTTATCCAGCAGCTTTTTCAGCCTTTCCTCTTGTGGCAATCCGTGTTCCACTGCATCCTGCTGCAGTTCCTGCAGTTCAGACTGTTCAATCGTGCGGATGTCCCGGTTCTTCATCTGGCGGATCTGCGCCAGCCAATTCATTGTACCGTTTTCTTTCAATTGCGTTCCTCCCATTCAGGCCAGAAGTGCTTTCAGCAAGTTCAATTTTGCCTGTCCTATATCCTTTCTCATGCTGGGGCCTGTGCAGGCAATCGGGGTACACAGTTCCAGCAGCCGGTCATAGATACGGGC